AGGAGGAGAACGCGCCTTTCCCGCTCGTGTACGCGGAAGTATCCCTGTGAAACGGTCTGCGAAAGGCTCCACCCTCGTCCGGGACGATCCCACTCCGAAGGCTTCCCCCTGGAGATCCAGGATCATCGGGTCGGGGGAGGAGGATCCCACGCAACTGCTGGCGAACCCCATGAACTGGCGCACGCATCCCAACCGCCAGCGGGAGGCCATGCGCGGCGCACTCCAGGAAGTCGGATGGGTGCAACAGGTCGTCGTGAATCAGACGACCGGGCACGTCGTGGACGGGCATCTCCGCGTCGAGGAAGCGATCTCCGCTGGTGCCCCGGCGATCCCAGTCCTCTACGTCGAACTGACGCCGGAGGAGGAGCGGGTCGTCCTCGCCACGCTGGATCCTCTCGGCGCGATGGCGGGCAAGTCGGATGAGCGCCTGACCGAACTGCTGGGCGACCTCAGCGTGGACAACGCGGCGCTCCTCCGGATGCTGGAGGGGATGGCGCGTGACCCCAGGGACATGTACATCGGCGTGGTCCGGTCGCCTCGATACGTGCCTGTCGGAGAGCGCCCGGACGCCCCCTCCCTCTACGACGAGGGCAAGACGAAGGCGCTCCGTGCGGACGTCCTGGCGAACCGCGACATCGATGACGCCACGCGGGACTTCCTCCTCGCCGCCGCGTCCAGGCATACGGTGTTCGACTACGGCAAGATCGCGGAGGCATACGCCCACGCCTCCCCGGATGTGCAGCGACTCATGGAGGCCTCCGCGCTGGTCATCATCGACTTCGAGGACGCCATCCAGCAGGGCTATGTCAAGTTCACCGAGACGATAGCCGCGCTGGTGGAGGAGGACGAGGATGCCTGACCTCTCCGGCTTCGCGGCGATGATCCTCACGCATGGTCGACCGGGCAAGGTGCAGACCTACGAATCCCTCCGGCGTCACGGCTACACCGGCAGGATCGTCCTGCTCATCGACGACGAGGATCCGACCGGCCCGGAGTACCGGGAGCGGTATGGCGACGAGGTGGTCGCATTCTCGAAGTCGGACTACCAGCACATCGACATCGCCGCCCAGGCGGAAGGCCCGCAGAGCGTGGTCGTCTATGCCCGCGTCGCCTCGTTCGATGTGGCGCGATCCCTGGGGCTGACCCACTTCATCCAACTGGATGACGACTACAACGGATTCTGGTACCGGCTGCTGGTCCCGGAGACGGCCCCGCTATGGGAGAGGAGGACGCTCCCCTCGAAGCGCATCGGTCGACTCGATGACGTGTTCGTCGCCATGCTGGATCTCCTGGAGGGGACGGACGCCCTGACCGTGGCGATGGGTCAGGGAGGGGAGTACATCGGGGGTCCGGCGTCCCATCTCTACCGCCTCGGGCTGAAACGCAAGGCCATGAACTCCTTCGTCGTCCGGACGGACCGCCCGATCCCATTCGTGGGTCGGCTCAACGAGGACGTGAACGCCTACGCCCTGGGCGGATCCAGGGGGGAGTTGTACTTCACGGTGGCTGATGTCTGCCTCGTCCAGATGCAGACGCAGCAGAACTCCGGGGGGCTGACCGAGGCATATCTGGAGGTCGGTACCTACGTCAAGTCGTTCTACACGGTGCTGATGTGCCCATCGTTCGTGTCCATCCGGAGCATGGGGCCATCGGACAGGCGGTTCCATCATCACATCGACTGGGAGCACGGCATCCCGAAGATCCTGGCCCCGGAGTACCGACATGCCTAGACGGCCGATCCCTCCGGCGATCCGCATCAAGAACGGGGAGACGCGGCCCTCGCAAGTGAACTACGAGTCACCGATCCCCCGGCAGGAGCCTCCCGCCATGCCATCCGACATGGACGACGTGGCGAAGGCCGTGTGGAAGCACGTCATCCGGGAGATGCGTCAGACGGGGGTGATCCTGGGAGCCGACCGCGATGTCCTCCGCGCCTACTGCGAGGCGAGCGCCGGATACGTCCGCAACCTCCGGCTGCTCCTGGAGTCCGGCCCCCTCATCCGGGGAGCGCGGGGGAACGATCTCGTCGTGAACCCCCTGCACCGTCTGGTCCGAGAGGAGCGGTACGCGATGCTCCTGTTCGCAAGGGAACTCGGCCTCACGCCATCAGCCCGTGCCAGTCTCCGGATGGACGCCGCCCTGGCCCATCTCGACATGGATAGCGTCATCGGTCCCCCGACCCGGCTGACCGTCGTCAACGGATGACCCCGGACGCCCTGTCGGGCGGTCCCCGCTTCGCCGCGTTCTGCGAGCACTACCTACGCCATACGAAGGGGAGATGGTCGGGCAGGCCGGTCGTCCTGGAGGGATGGCAGCGGTCGTTCGTGTGGGAAGCCCTGGAGATCGACCCGGCGACCGGCCTCCGGATCTACTCGGAGGTCGGGCTGGGCCTCCCTCGAAAGAACGGGAAGTCCACCCTCGCCGCTGGCGTCGGCCTCTACGGCCTCATCGCTGACGGGGAGAATGAGCCGGAGGTCTACATCGGTGCCGGTGCCCAGCAGCAGGCAGGCATCGTCATGGGCCAGTCGCGCAAGATGGCGCTGCGCTCTCCCCGGCTCTCGCCCTACGTCAAGGTGTCCAAGTACCTCATCGAGGCTGTGAGGAACGGCGGCACCATGCGGGCGCTCTCCTCCGATGGTGGGTTGCAGCACGGGCTGAACCCCTCCATGTCGATCATCGATGAGGTCCATGCCCACAAGGACGGCGACCTGTTCACGGCCCTGACGACCGGCACCGGGGCAAGGGAACAGCCGCTCACGTTCTGGATCACGACGGCTGGGGTGGATGAGGAGAATCTGCTCCGCGACCTCTACGGCCAGATGTTCGACGGCCCCGGCGACCTGGAGCAGGCGACCGATTCCCTGACGATCTACCGGGACCGGACGAATGGGATCCTCGTCTACTGGTACGGCGCTCCACGCGATGCCGACGTGGAGGATCCCGACGTGTGGCGGGACTGCAACCCGGCGTCCTGGCTCCAGGAGGGGGAAACGCTGGCGAAGGAGTACGGGAACCTCCGGCAGAAGGGCAAGATGCTGGAGTGGCGCATCTATCACCTGAATCAGATCATGGGTAGCGAGGAGTCCTGGCTGCCTGACGGCGCGTGGGCGGCGCTACGGGAAGGCTCGGGGGACGATGATCCCTGGCACGGGCTGGACCCGGCCCTCGCCCTGGGCGTGGGTATCGAGAAGTCCCCGGCATCGGAGGGAGCGGCCATCATCGCCGCCCAGCGGCAGGGGGAGAGGATCGTCGTCCGCGTCCAGCACTTCCACCCTGAGAGCATCACCGGGAGGGTGAGCGTGGTCGCCATGCGCGAGGCGCTGCGTGTCCTCCGGGAGAGGTTCCCCGCGCCGATGGTCCGGGATCCTAAGACGAAGCGACCCATCCCTGGCCCAGCGTTCGCGTTCGACCCCTACGCATTCACGGAGAGCGCGGAATCCCTGGAGCAGGAGGGACTGAACATGGTGACGATGGGGCAGACGGCCTCTACGATGGGTCCGGCCTCGACGATGGTGTACGAACTGGCGACGACCGGGCGGCTTGTCCACGATGGGGATGCGATACTCGCCCGACATGTCGCGGACACGTCGGCGCTCCTCACCGAGCGAGGCATGAAGGTGCAGAAAGGGAAGCGGAGGCCGAATCACTCCGCGATGGCGATGGTCATGGCCGTCGCGGTGGCGAATGCCGAAGCGCCCAAGCCATACGTCCGGAAACCCCGGATAGCGAGAGGGTTCTGACGAGATGATGCAGGACGTGACCTCCGGGAGACTGGCGCAGACGGTCCAGGTCGGCCCCCTCGATGCCTCCCTCCCCTCCCTCCCTGCCATCTCCATGCCCACCTACACCGCCGAATGGATGGCGACCGCCCCGGTCGGTTCCCCGGCGTGGTACTTCCGCCGCCTCATGGGGCGCCTCGATGCGCGGACCCCGGTGCTCCTCCGATGGGACGCCTACTACCGGGGCGACCAGCCGCTGGCGTTCGCCTCCTCCAAGTTCCGGGAGGCATTCGGCGGTCGCTTCTCCGCGTTCTCGTCCAACTTCTGCGCCCTGGTCGTGGACGGCACCAGGGAGCGCATGGAGGTGACTGGGTTCACGTTCCCTGGATCCCGCGCCACCCGGAAGGCGTGGAGGATCTGGCAGGAGAACGACATGGACGCCATGTCGCAGATCGCCCACACCGAGGC